TCACTTGATCACCAGCCTTGCGTTGTCCGGGTCGAACCAGCCTCGCTTGATTCGTACACCGACGGGGTTGCCGAAAGACACTCGGAACAGGTTGTGGTTGAAGTCGTTCAATACCGCATCCTCCAGTGTCTGAATCCGTGTTTCGAGTGCGGATATTTCAGCCCGCGGGACGTGGATGTTCGGGTCGTTTACGTGGTGTACAAAGGGGTTCAGGGCGGCGGCGTTGATTCTGGAACCGGGTGTTACAATAGTGCCGACAAAGTTAATCCTTACCTGTCCATTTCCCAAATCGGTGATCGTGTATAAATTTTCTTCTCCCTGCTTGACTTCTCGGTCTACGAACAAAGGCAGATTACCCAAGCCCTCCGCCTCCTTTCCATGTTGGTTCGATAGGGATCACAGTCCGCAAATCGGTGTCGGACTTGATAATGTTCACTTTGTCACTCCATACGATCTGATCTTGCGTGTCTTTAATAATCCGACGTGTGATCGTTCCGACCTCACTGGCTGGAACCTCAATAGAAAACCTCACCTGATTCCCTTCCCGGGTTTTGGTGAGGTTCATTGGCTTTATCTGGCCGTTTATTTCGATTGCTGCAGAGGCAAACAGCGTCATAAGTTGGTCCGCCTGCTTGCCTAAAGCGTATTGCGTCATCATAACGTCCATTCACCCCCAGCTTCAAAGGTATTGCATATCAGATATTTGCTCACGTAGACCAACGGTTCAGAGGGGGTTGTCAAGTGTTCGACCCGGCCGACCAGTTGTTCAATGCCAAATTCGTGCGCTTGATGCCCAGGTTCTGAGTTGATCAGAATCTCATCCAACTTGGCAATGTCGAGGGTGTCAACGTATCCAAGATCAACGCGGTACCGGAATGGCCGAACCTGTTTAATCACCTTGGCCTGATAATTGAAATCGGCTGCGAAGGCAATAACCTTTGACGGTGTGAGCACACCTTTTGCTCTACGTTTGTTCAATAGCTTTATTTGGCGATCCCGAATGGAGTCTGAAGGCTCGGGAGAGGTTTTGTAGATTTTCTCCCAACGCTGGATCAGAAGCTCCGTCGTATCCAACGCCATTTCGCGCTTCATTTGCTGCTGCCAAGCAAGTAAATCATTCAGCTGCCGTTCATACGCCCGCAGTTCCCCACTGGAAACGGGGTCACCAAGGTTGTAAAGGCCAGTGTCGGCCAGTTGATACCGGAGATCAAACAAGTGTCACCACTCCCGGCAGAGGCATCTCTGTAGATTTCAGCGTGATCGGTGCGGCAGGCTCCTGCACGTCCGCAAACTGCGCTCCAGCGTTTATCAGGGCCGCTGCGATTCGGGACGGGTAAACGGTACCGCCTCCGCCAACACTCGCAATATAAGCCTTATACGCCGTCTCCGCTTGTGCCTGCGTAATGCCTGGTGCTTGTACTCGTAGGTTAACCATTACTGGCTCTGGTGCAATCACACGGAAGTCCACGTTGATAGGTTCACGAGTAGGGTCCGACAGGTATGCAAGTACCTCGTCCAGCTTCTCTTGGCTTGGGATACCATCCCCAGACGTAACGAGGACGTCCATTGTTCCTTCACCGCGTGCGTTCTTGATTGCCGTGGCAGACGTAATTCCCGGTATTTTCTTGGCCTCTGCTTCTACCCATGCTGGCGAGCCATGCCATTCTTCTTGCTCGGTCGCCTCGAAATATCTTGCCCGGATGGTCTCGTCGTCCTCTGCATCGGAACCGTCTGCCGTGGCATCCAGGTTGGTCACGTAGTTAATCCCAGCCGGCGGCTGGCCGTAAAAGCCGATAATGTCCCCGGCTTGAATATTTCCGTTCTTCCCCGGTACTATCGCTTGATATGGGACCTCTACTGTCAGGATCTCAGGCGGCAAGATGGCGTCTGCAGTCGTTTCAAAGGTTACACCGTTCCGGGTGACTACTCTGGCCGACCCCGCCGGGATCACGACCTCCACATCTACACGAGTCAGGTTCGGATCGCGACGGAACTGTAGTCTATGACCCCGTGCCTTTGTCGCTGGCTTTTCAACAATCCCCTCTTCTTTGACGAGTACCCGGAGATATTGGCCTGTGGCGGTGTCCGGTAGGTACTGGTTGACGCCGATTGCTCCGCTGACGTAGGATGCGTACAGCTGCCCAGCAATGGCGGAGGCCCGGATGTGAGCGTCACTGCCTGGCAGAATGTCCAGCTCAGGTGCCTTCGCTTTCCAATCAGACAAGATTTCTCGCAGGATCTGGTCAAAGGACTTGATAGGTACCCCGTTCAGTTCCTCCTCATACTCGATTCCATTGTGTTCAATTGCCATACGTGTCGTTCACCTCCAGATCCAACATTTCTCCCCCAGGGAGCTCCACAGAAACGGCAAGGCTGTATTTGCCCTCCTCGTTCTCTGTCAAAATGACCGTGGCCACCCGGATAATCTCGCCCGCCTCAACCTCTGGTTGCAAGGCTTCCTCTGTGTATTGCTTCGCCGCGTCAGCTCTTCCTGATCGCTTCACTCTGCTAAGTGTGTACAGCCTGCTACCGGCCTCTTCGTACCCCGGAATGGCCGCTACGCCCCGACGCATGATCAGACGGTTGATAAGGCGCTGCCGAAGCCTTTCTTTCTGCGTGTGCCATTTTTTCAAATTGCCAGAGTCGTCTAAGGTGTATCCGGCAGGGTAATTGATAACCGGGTCCATCTTACACGCCTCCTGTCTCGTGGTGATAGATACGTTCTGCCTCTACCGTCCATTTTTTCGTTTTGATACTGACCCCGTTCTGGTCAGAAGTCATGTCCGTGATCACATTACCTGCTGCATCCACAGTCCTCCACTTCACACTGCCGTCCGCTTTGAAATGCAGGTATTGAACACATCCGTCTTTCAAAAGGGCGCCAGATGCAAAAAGGACCAGATCACCTGGTCCGTAATCAGGAAGGCTGCGGGCTTTCTTGGCCAACATCTCCAATGCCGGCTGTTCTTCTGGCCAGTCAACCATAAGACCCGGCCTGGGTCCTTCCTCTGTTTGGGTAAATAACACCTTGGCCCCGATTGGAGGGATTGCGTACACACCGGGCGGCAGCATCTGAAGAGAATCAATTGGGGTGCCTATTCCCTCGGTTGAAAGTACCGTGCCTTGTGCGGTTTTCTCCATCCGGTCTACAGCTCCGATCTCTACCGGCCATTCACTCTTAATTGCATCATAAGCCTTGCTGCTCACCCGAGCACCTCCTCTATCGGTCGGCAGATTATCGTTGTTGTTTCCCCGCTGCTCATTGAGCAAGAATAACGGACAGAAGCAATGACCCATTTTACTGTGTACCCGCGTGGCCCCCACCGGCGAATGATGGTTGCCCAGCGCCCCGGTCGAATAACCCGGGTTCCCTTGATCACAATCTCGATCTCATTGCTGCCGATCTTATTCCGAGCCATTCGTTCCTTGGCAGCCTTCTTTGTCTGCTCTCGTGTCTTGTGTCCGTTTACGACCATGCGCCGCTTAAAGCCTACCGGCAGAGATTTGTCTATAACCTTTTCCAACGGTTTTCCCTTTCCGGTTCCGTAAGCCCACACCTCCCGCTTCCGGCTGGCTCCCGACTTTCGGCGGCGCAGTCGCAGATAAGGAATTTCCGACGAGTTTTGAGGGTTGTCAGCAAAGACATACTGTACATCCGTGGCAGGAGTGAACTTGCCCAGATATACTTTCCCGTCAAGGCGGTACAGACGCAGGTCATTCTCCAAAGCATGTTCCTCGATCGTGTCCCATCCATTCTGGCCGATCCGGATCTGCTTACTGTCTATTTTTATGGTCGGCCCATTGTAAACAAACGGCAGGTCAAACTCCTTGAATATACCGGTTGCCAAGTCTTTCAGGGTGATTGTCTTATGGGTAGTCGGGATTGCATCGTTCTCCAGGATGAAGACGCCGCTGTCTCTGCCGTCTATCCGGATCAGGTTGCCGGCATCTGGCGCATATGACTCGTCAATGTCGTCGATGTAGCCGCTCAGTATATCTTCCCGGCCGCCACCCTCCAGTTTCTCGGCGTAGAGGCTCACCTTATCGCCGAAGTTGAACAGATCGGTGTAATTCCCCTCGACGTTCGCAATGTCCAGGACGAACCGGTTCGCAGCTCTTGAAATATCGATCGTGATATCCCAATCTGTGATACGGTTGACTTCCCACTTAGGGCCTTTCAGCGTTTCGACTACTGCCCGTAGAATTTTCTGCCAGGTATCATACACGGGCTTTCACATCCTTCAGAATCAACTTGAGACCCGGCTTCATATCGGATACGTCAACCTTGTTGTCAGCCATGATTTTTTTACATTGTAACGGGTCTTTGTAGTATAGCTTCGCAATATCCCAGAGGGTGTCGCCGGCTTTTACGATGTACACTACATCCCGTGACTGTGGCGCTTCCTTGGCGGTTTTGCTTGCGCTGCTGCCTCCACTGCCTCCAGATGGAACAGCAGCTGCTGTTCCGTTTCCGCCCGAAGCTTCCTGTTTGCTCGCTTGAGGCTGGTAGTGCTCCAAAAAAGTAAAAGAGTACGGTATGTCGCCCACCGTACCCTCTTCCCTACCTCCGCTGAGGTCAACTATTCGGAATTGTCGGCCCTCCACAGCCGTACCAAGTTCGCTGCCAAACACCTTGCCGATCGCCCCGGTTTCATGCAGGAACCATAAGTTATTGATCAGGATCTCCGGGGGAGGCGACGGGACATCTGGCTCATTTAGGAAGATCCCGCTCACTTCCACCCTCACTGAGTTCCGGCCCATGTCTTCCGTTTCTGCTCCCTGGCGATGCGGATACTTATGCTCAACCAGCAATTTGGAACTTGCGAATTTGATGCTCTGCGGGTTGTATGGCCATTTCATAGTGCCGCGGTTTGTCTCAAAAACTAGGGGCATTTGATCTCCGCCTCTACTCAAAATTTAAAGGCACATTCATTATTGAATGTGCCTTCTATCTATCGACTTTTAACAATATAACTACAAGCAGCGATAATAACACGAGTAGTCCCGCCACTCACATTTGAAAAATGAGTGCTTATCAACGGTGTACCAACTGCGGTTACTCGGTCTTCCTTAAAAAGTTCACCAGTACCTGGGTAAAGGAAAACAAAACTCTCTCCGCTATCATTTATCACATGGATATATGACACCTCTCCGATATCAGCTTGATACTCTTGGATGTCGACGATATATCCTGTGACTTTGAAAAACTTCTCCAAATGCTTATCGAGGTTCTTGTCCAAGTGTTTATATGTGACGCTGGCATCTACTTTTTGGTCCACTTCTTTTTTCAATTCAGGTTTCCAAGCCGGGAAAAGGGAAACATTGGCTTTTAGAAAAGCGATCGACTTGTCTGAGACCTCAGCCCCTTCATTATCAAAGAGTTCCTTATCAATTCTTGGGACTTCATTTATGAAAAAGAATGCGTTTTTATATTTTTCCTCTTCTTCCGCTTTTGCTTCTTCCTCAGCCTTCTTCTTAGCTTCCTCTTCCGCTTTGGCTTTCGCCTCTTCTTCAGCCTTTTTCTTTGCTTCATCGTCAGACTTTACAGGAGTCTCTTGTTGTGTTTGAGTCTGAGGGGAAGCCGTGTCTTTTTGGGAACCACATCCGCTTACAAGGAGTGCTATAAGAAGCGTTGAAGAAACAAATGCACCGAATTTCATATTACCAACCTTCCTATCCGTGTCTTTGGAACCATTATCGCATTATCACCAATTAAAGTGTATTAATGTTTTCTGACTATTTTCGACATTATTCGAGTTGTCGCATCTTTACTGCCTGCTGTGGTGTTAGCGTTCGGTTATCATAGGTTCTCCTGGCATATTCAGAAGCACTTTCCATACTCACCTGAACTGATCGGTTATCTTCAACCAAAACCTTTAAATTATGATCTGAATGAACTGTAATTGGTTTTTCTTGAATTTTATTGAGATGTTCGAGAAGAGTAGGAATCAATGATACGCTGTTGGAAGAACCGGGATTATTAGGGCGGGTGATCTCGTCTAACATTTGCCTTTTGTAACTGTTTCTCAAGAAAGGATCGTTTTCCATTTCTCTGATGTACTGAAGTCGATCGGTTCTCTGCTGGTTTAAAAGACGCTCTTCTTCACGCTCTTTATTCGCAACACGAATGCTTTTTTTCTCGTATTCAGGACTTCTGAAGTCCTCCCCATTTCTTATCGAATAAAATTCATTCAGACGCTTTTGTAGGAATACCTCCATGTCACCACCGTTATAACCGTTCAGAAGATATTGTGATTTTTTTGAAGCGTTAAAGTTCGCTTCTCTCAACAATTCATCGGAGAACTCGGTTAGATACGGAGCGTATTTTGTTCCTTTTTTGCTAAGCAAGAACTCGATTACACTCTTCTTCTCGTCCACATAACTATGAATGGTTTTTACTCCTGGCGGGGGACTAATGTCTTGTGCGCTTTTTGGAAACCACTGTTCCGCACCTACAGGTCCGTATTTATCATGAAAGTTCTTTGCTTGGTGAGCATCCATATAGTCCCCATAGGATTTTAAAGCCCAAAGCCAACCGACACCGATAGCTGCAGTACCACCTGCTGCTGTGACTGTACCAGCTTTAAGAGCTCCTAACGGATTCCCTAACAAATTGTTTGCTGTTGCAGTCCAACCGTATAAGTCAATAGCATCTTGCACTCCTTCTGGCAGACCATCAGTAAGACCAAGCATGCTTGCCAAAAGTAGTGTTGTACCAGCATAGCCAGTCCCTCTTCCCAAGTTTGTTTGCCATTTACCTGGTGTTTTTTTAGGGGCACTATCGGGAACCTGCTTCCCAACTGATTGCGTGTTAATTGGTACAGGGATTCCGTTTCCGCTTTTTCCATTAGACCCACCATTTACCTGCCCGCCGTAGACGTTTACGACATTTGCTCTAATAGTTTGCGTTCCGTCTATATCTGGGCCGTTATTGCTGCCTCCCTTTCTTTCGCCACGAACTTTTTCGCCGACTTTTTGACCGGCATCCCAGATTTTCTTTCCGTTTTCGGCCAATTCAACGCCTTTGTTTACGGCTGCAATAGCCGCGAGGAAGATAGCTGCATTCTTGGCAGCCGTGGCCAGCCCCTGCAATTCCCCGGGAAGGTTTTCAATTTTCAAGTCCGTGGCGTCGATCGCCAACACGATTTCATTGGCCGCCCCGGTCACGTCGCCATTTAACAGCTTAACAAGGGACTTGAACGTTCCCTCTGCCAATGGAGATAGCGCAACGCCGATCTCAAACGTATTTGTTGCCAGATTCGATAGCAGCTCAAATACTTCCGCAATCTCTGGGTTCAATTCCTTGCTCAAGAGTTTGGCGGACTCATCAGCGCCCTTGTTGATCTCATCAAAGCTGAATTTCCCTTCGGTAGCCAGATTCATCAGTTGGGTGGTGGTTGCGTTCAGGAGTGGATTCAGCGAGCGTCCGACCTTGCCCTGAATCTCCTCGATAGCCTTTCCAAGGGCTACAAGCTGCCCCTTAGAAGTTGCCGCCCGGTCATCAGCGTACCGCTTCGTAATACCGTCGCTATTGCGTATGGTCTCGATGTACCCGAGAAATTCTTTGTAGTCGTCTCCGGCAAAGATTGTTCCGACAGAGGCCGCCTCTTTTCCAAACAGCATAGAGCTGACTTCCATTTGCTCGTCAGAAGTCATCGTGCCCATATACCGATTGAGCAGCGCGGTTTTCCGCATGATCTTCTCCGTACCCTTGTTCTCCTTGGCGACAGAGCCATCCTTCTCTACTGCCTGATTGATTGCGTTGAAATCAGCCAGCAGCCTCTCGACCTTCTTCGCCAAAGCTGTAGACGAGGCATTATCCAACGCGGAGTCAGGCACGGTCAATTTGGTGCTTTCCAAGAACAGCGTTCTGAGTGCTGTACCGGCTTTCTCCCCGTCAACACTGATCTTTGAGAGTGCGACCTGCATGGCTTGTGTCACAGCATAGTCGACTCCGCCCATCGCGTTAGCAAAGTCAGTATAACGCTCTGCGTACAACAAATCTCGTGGGTCAAGGGAAGACATGTCGACCGTCTGGACGAACTGGTCAGCAAGCTTCTGGAAGGTCTCAGGGGTGTATTCCATCTTGGCTGCTTCGGCTTTGTTGGCCAGATACTTGGCAGCTACATCCGGGTCCAAGTCAGTAGCCTGGGCGAAGTCAGAAACCGTGGAGAGCGCGGCCATGACTTGCTTGGGGTCCATGTTGTTCTTGGCCAACTCCGTGGCAATTCCGATCAGGCCCATGGTGTTGGCTTCACGATCTGGTCGCAAGCCTTCTTTACTGATAAATGCCTGGAGTTCGGTAAAGTCTTTTTTGTAGGCAACCTCATTGAATTTCCCGTTCTCGTAATAGTTCGATTTGAGGACAGCTCCGAGCTTGGCAAACTCGTATTCCTTATCGACTTCTTTCTTTACGCTATGGGCTGCGAACCCGGTAACGGCCAATCCACCTACATAAGCCCCGCGTCGAATCTGGTCACCAACGAAAGATTGAAACCCGGCTGTCCCGTGATTCAGAGCGTCGACCATCCCCCGCATTTCCCGGGATACTTCCACAACCCGCTGCTGAAGGGCCCTTACCTTGTTTGCTGCCTGATCTGCAGCTCTCCCGCCGTCGCGGAAACCTTTCTCCATCTCTTGTCCGGCAGTCCGTGCCTTGTCATCCGTTTGTTCAAGCTCTTGATTGAGGCGTTTAATGTGGGCAGTGCCATCCCCAATCCTGCGGAGACGATCGCCTACCGTCTCCATCTCCCTCCCGGCCTTGCGGGTGGAATCGCCAACTTGGTCCATTGAAGAGGTAACCTCACGCCCAGTAGTGCGGGTCTTATTCTGAATCACCTGCAGTTCACTTGCAATCTCCTTAAATGTCTGACTGACGTTATCAACGCCTGCAATAATAAACTCGACATCAGCTTTCTTCCCCGTCTGGTTGGCCATGGTCTCCCTCCTCTTCCTCTTCGTTCAAGTTGGCTTCAAGCTCCGCTTCAACCCGCGCGCGTTCCGCTTCTTGCTCCTTCTCCCTCTTTTCCAAGAGTCGGCGTTGCTGTTCGATATAAATTTGCAATTTCTCTTCTCGCTGCGGGTCGTTCGCATTATTAACTGTCTTCCCGCAGGAAGGGCAATTGTGAGGCTTTTGTATCCCGAGTGCCCGATCCGTCCGGCAGCTATCACACCAGGAGCGTGTCTCCCGGATTTGCTCCGCTGAGTGCATCACGTACAGCCAAAGCATCTGCTGATCGTTGAGAGTACCTGATCCGTTCAGCGGCCTGAAATCGCCGACGGCCTTACACATCCGGTAAATCAGATACTCTCCACGGGCTTTCCCGCGGCGACGCCCTCAATCAGGGCTTTCACCTCTTCGTCTGAGATTGTGTTCAGCGTTTTGTAGTGTACGAGCAGCCCTTTGTATGAGGCCAATAACTGCCCGACTTCAACATCGGTGAAATGGTCCCGTAGCTCCGTGCCGTTCAAGAAGAATCGTTTCCCGTTTGCATCCTTCAAAGCCATGGCCAATACCTCGGTGTCATAAATAAACGGGTAAACGTATTGAGGCAAATCAGGATTACTGTTCAGGTATCTTTGGCTGTTGATCGATGCCTCCAACTCTTCAGCACTCGTCAAAACGCGCAAAACAAAGACCGGGGCATCGTCTTCCCCGGTCTTGAAGCGCATTTCAGGAGGCTGACCGAGCCGCAGGACTTGAAGCTCCTGTGTCACGTTCATTGTTCTCTCCTACCTTCCTAATGCAGTTTTGGCCTTATCGACAGAGACTGGCTTGCCCTTGAAAAAGTCCCGGCGCTTGGTAGCCGTCAGGGTAATGCTTTCGTTCATGCTCTCAAGGTTTCCACTCTCGCGATAGTTGTTGAATTTCAGCCCAGAAAATACGGTTTTCCATTCACCGATGTACCTGGTGATCTCCGTGCCAGGTGTACGAAGCAGAATGTAAAGGGGTACAACATCATCCCCGCCATCATCCAGGGCAATGGCTGTTTCAATGGTGAGGGTATGGGACCGTGAGCCACGTGTTTGCCCGACGGCATCCTGTGTACCGTACTCATGCCGAAGCTGCGAGTTGTTGGTCTCCTCAATGCTATGACTTTGAATGGAGTAAATCTTCTTGCCTTCATGCTCAATAAAGACGCCTTCGTTAGCGCCTGCAGCGTATTCACGTTTCGACATTCAAACCACCTACCTTTACTGTGTGCTTTGGGCGGACACTTCGCCAGTAACACCGATATCAAGCTCTTTCAGTCCCGCGATTATACGGAAGTGATAATTGGCATTCGCTTTCCCGTTTTTCTCAAGGTCAGGCTTTACGATGATCTCATCTGCGTTCGGAGGAAATATCTTCTCTACACCGGGAGCAGCCTTTTCCTCCAGGGAGGAATAGATCGTGTCGGCAATATCCTGCAGACGATTCATCTTGATTCTGCTGTGCCTTGCTGCAATTCGCCCCTCGACAAATGTAACGATCTCATCCGCTGTACATACAACAGCCGGATCCTTCAACCCAATTTCGTCAGTCGACGGATTTATATAGCTCGTTGCCCCTTGGAAAATCTCAATTCGTGTACCGTTTCGGGCAAACGACATCAAGCCGGCTTCTGTCTGAGTGCGGAGTGTATCCAGATGTTTGACTTCCTTCAGCGTGAATCCATTGATCCGGATACCACCAAACGGCAGAGATAGATCACGTTCATTTGCGATTGCCGCCGTAGTTGCTGCAGCCGCCATAAATGCAGGCACAGCTTTCCCGGAATAATCGGCGAACACATCATCTACTACCCAAATCCGGTAGTGATCCGCTTTTTCCACCACATCCGCTTTCCCGCCGACAATAACAACCGCCGAAACAGCGTTCGTGTCGCACCACGCAAGAAACTCCTTTACCTCTGCGAGCACTGGCTCCGTTGTCTCATCGATGACAAAGAAATAGACTCCTTCGGCTGAAACACCTTCAAGCAAGGCTTTTTTGTACGCGCCAGCCTCTGGCGTTTCCCCCAATCCGATGGAATAAACCGTTTGAGGACGTTGCATCAAGGCAGCGTCAACCATTTTTGTTGCATTTGTACCTTCGCCCAGCTGCTTTTCCGCGTCGGAGAACAGGCTGACTCGTGTTAAAGGCGCGGCAGTATTTGATTTCCCAATCAAGACAATCCCGCGTCCAGTACCCGCCGCGTACATTGGGTTTTTCATCTGGAAATTGCTTCGTAGGATAAGTGCCAAACCTCATCCCTCCTTGTGTTTACTCAAATGAATGAGAGAGGCTGATCTCAGTAAATCCTGCCTCTCTCTTCTCCTTGGTCTTAATTCCCTTGTATGTTAACTCGAAGATTGCCTGAGTTGCCCCTTCGTCTGCTGGTAGCTCGTGACTGCGGGCAAACTTGAGAACAAAGGCATCCTCGAACATAAAAGCATCCTGCAGGGCGTCAAAGATACGGATGCGGGTCAGTTCCCCGCCATACTTCCCGTAAATTGGTATCCAGCAGTATACGGAATATCCTTTGACGACCTCTGCACTCTTTTCAAAAACAAACTCGGACCGTTCCAGGTCGATCTCTTTCAACCGCTCATTATGGCCGTAGCCTTTTGGGTTATCGAAGCCGGTATCCAACTCGAAAAAGATTACTGGCCGTTCAAGGGGAAGCTTGATCTTTTCGTCATCAATATGGATGTGATCTCCTTTGACCGCTGGCCGCCCAGCTGCACACCTGCAGAAGGACGGCAAGGCTGCTTTCATCATTTGCAGTATTTGCTCTTCGATCATGCCCCTACTTCACCCCCTGCAGGTTCTTTCTGAGCATGGCGCGGCCGATCTCCCGGATACGCCCGGATTGTTTGAACTCTTGCACTGCCTTGCCGATTGTTGGCCGCCCCTTCATGTGGATCGTCCCGTCATGAACGTGAGAGAAGTATCTGGCAATTTTGTTATCGCCGAACACCCGCCAGACTCCTTTCTTTACTCGCTCCCTGCGATGGGCTCGGCGGAAAGTCCCGGAGTTAACAGATACCGGCCATGGAGGATCTGACTTCCCTTCGTGCATGACTTCCCGATACCAAAGGTACTCGGCATTATCCTTGAAGTGCATGACAACCCGCTTTCCACCGTTTCGGACGCTGTCGCGCTTTGCTGTTCTTGCCTGTTTCGCTTTCCAGTCGGGATTCATCGGTCCGGAGGCGTATTCAATGGCCTTTTCGTGGATTTCCTCGGCAGCTTTTTCTGCCGTATCTTCAACCGCTTGTTGAACCGCCTGGCTGACACGTTGCATCTTCGTGAGCAGGCCGCTAAAGTCAACGTCAAACGACATGACTATTCACTCCTTACCAGTGCCAGCCATACTCCGATGTCATTACCTACCGGCACGGCCACCGGATTGTAAACGTGCCAGGTTCGACCTCCCCAATCAAGAAACTTGGTGTTCTCCGGAAGGTCTGGCGACAGCAACAGGTGGTCATTGTACTGGACGGGGCCTAGCCTCTCGACGTAGCCGTTGTACATCTGTAATTCCCGGCGTGACATCGCATCATATGGCAGCACAAAGGCGTGACCATCGATTGACACTGGCTCGGTCGGGAGATAACCTCGTTCATCGCACATCGGGGCGGTAGGATTCTTCTCGTGCCATACTGAATCTGGCTGTTGAAACGCTTGGGACCAACACGGGCAGCGTGTAGTGGGAACTGGTACCACAATGTATTTCACAGCCTGCCCGCGCTTCTTGGCTTGCTTCAGGACATTCCTTGCGACCTTGTTCACTTATCCATCAACTCCACTGAAATATCCCACAAAGACAGGGATATCAGGTTTCAACCAAGCTTTCATCTTGTCCCATCCGTTTGCAACCAGGTCTTTTGCGAGCCTGGCGATCTTATCCGGGTCTGGTCCGAGCTTCAGAATGCTGAAATCCAGTATCCCGTCGATTGCGTTTTCTCCCGCCACGGCAAGAAGGTACTCACCGGCACAAATCTCTTCAGCAGCGATCGGCAGGATAATGGCCAGCGCCGGGTCAGAGTCAGGAGGAACGGATAACCGCTGATCGATGAGGATACTTTGTTGTTCGATGATTGTCCGGATGCGGGTGTCCTCATCGTCGCCGACTATAACAAAGCGAGTCTTAATGGACTCAACTGTGCAATACATTAAGCATCAGCGCCGTTCAGAAACTCGTTGTAGAGAGCTACGCGCTTCTCCTTGTTGGAAATGGCTTCGTCCTTTTCGTCAGCAGCCAGGCCGAGGTCAAGCAGTTTCTTGATTTGATCAGCTGCGCTTAGTTTCTCGAAATCCTCCAGAGAAAGTGGAGCCTCAGTTTGAACCTCTGCAGGCTGTTCATTCTGAACCGGTTGGGCCGATGACTCATCATTCTCCTGCTTTTCGTTCACCTCTACGAGATGGCCCAAGTTCAACTTTGCCTTTACAAACCAATCCAGGTCTGTTTCGACCACCTTACCGGAAGGAAACTCCTGCTTCGTTTCCGGATGGATGTACAGGCGTCGCTCTTCAGATGGTTTTACTTTGATCTTTTCCATGATCAGCACTCCTTTTTGGAAAATAAAAGACGCGCAACCCTTTTGGTTACGCGCCTACGTCCAGCACTTTGCGGGCTTCCGGGTCCAGAACTTCGAAGCCACCAGTATATGAGATTGCCGAACGCTCGATTTGCGTATCAATTAATTTGTCGTACTCGATACGCAGAGGTGTGGCGATAATGCGATTGAGTGCAAAGCGAGTGTCGAGACCGATCATCTTCTTGGCTGGTACCTTGTCGCAGCGTACAGGCATACCACCGAGAATTTTTTGCGCTTCACCCGTCACGGCATACTGGTATCCCAGGAAGGCGTTGTTAAATTGGTCAAGCAGCAAGGTGTCTGTGTACAACTCCTCGTCGGCCAAGAAGATGTTTGGGTGGTATCCGTCCTTGAATTTTCCTTTGAATTTGACGAAAGGTTTGTACGCCATAGTGTTTGCCGTGCCGCCTAATTCGCTGATTTTGTAAGTATCTGCGCCACCTACTCCACCATCTCCGTTCATGAGAACCTGGATGGCCACTTCCACCTCACTCAACGCAAGGCGATAACCAAAGCGCTGGAGTTGCAGCAAGTACACATTCAGACGTTGATTTTCAATCGCTTCATAAGAGCCTTCTAACATACGGCCATATTTGAAAACAGTGATCTCCTTGTCTCCAAGGGTGATCTTGGTCTTGGGCAGTGGACCACCTTGGGAAACACGGCGGAGCTCTTGATCTTCCGGTACGTCTTCCCAAATAAGCGCTTTGTAAGTATCACTTTTACTCAAGTTGGTTGTTGTTGCAACCAACTGCTGGATGATGTTGTTCTCCTCCAAGCCTTTGCGGATACCTTGCTCAACTACTGCAGGGAATAGAAGCAGGTTATCAGTCGTCTCGAAGAACTTAGATACTTTATCCGCTTGTGCACCAAATGTTTTGATACCTCGGGCAATTAATTGTCGCTGAAGTGCTGAAGTCCCTTCAAAATTTGTGCCCTTGTACTCGACAGACGGGTCTTCTTTCTCCAGGATGTCGTTCAGGTAAACGTTTTTTACTGTTGCGTCCTGATACATGCCTTTTTCAAGAGCAATTTTTTTGAGTTCTTTCTTTGCCATTTGCAGGATCATCCCTTTCTTTTACAGTTCGATTTCAACAGTAGATGCAGTGGCATCAACCACTGATGTGAATCCACGGCCGTTTGTACCTGTGCCGGCATCTTTGACTTTTCCGGTGCCATCAACGACAACGGGTTTGCCAACGGCCAGGGTGCCAGAGTATGGGACCTTTACGTTACCGTGTGTCTCCACTGTGCAGATCCCGTCTTTCTCGAGGCGAACCAATTTCCCGGCAAACATATCGCCGTCAGCACCGAGTCCGACCTCGTTATTTCCTACCATTGCTACTGCTTTCCCTACATCAGCCTTGGTCAGGCTGGTTTTAAATGTCCGAGTACGGGCGAAAACGCCCTGATTGCTTACTCCACCCAACATTCTTCATTCCTCCTTTGGATTAAACCGTGTAGTCTTTCAGATTGATCTCTTCGGCTGTGGCTGGCTTGTCTGTATCAGGATCAGCGCCTTTTGTTTGTGGCGCGGTTGGAAACTTCTCGTCCACTCGCTTTTCGTAATCCTTTTTGATTTCCAGGAGAGAATCGATGTCAGTAACGCCCTTCATGATAATCTCCAGCGACTTCGTGCTCTCACCAAGCATGCCACCCATTCGGACGATCTCGTTACGGGTCTCCTCGAAGAACTTCTGTCCAGCCAGAGCCATCGCTGCATCAGGCGCACTATTCAACTGTTCTTTAGCTTCCTTTAGGTCATCTTCGGCCTTTTTTAAGGCGGCCTTGGTGGTAGCCAAATCGCTCGCAGCTTTTTCGGCTTCATCGACTTTCTCCTTCCACCCTTTGACAATAGAAAGAGCATGGTCGTCGTCTTTGACTTCCATGCCCAGTGATTTGAGGTATTCGATTACTTTATCCACTTCGTTTCCTCCTTCGAGACGTTTTTTCTTGGCGTCTTCTTGTTCTTGTCGCCAGCTTTTTTCTACCCCCGCGCGAGGCTGGGCGGGCACGGCTACAAAGCTCAACTCATACCAGTCACTCACACCCAAGATATACGTAAATGCTGGATTGCCGTCGTAGACTCTACCGCGAAGGTGAATGCAGTCTCCGCCGTAGTAGCTGTCACCGCAAACAGAACACTTCAGGTCAGTGTAAGAAAAGCCAACACTCACCTCTTTCAGTATCCCTGCATCGAGGTCATCAATGACTTCCTGAGTTTTATCGTTGATCGGCATGTATGCCCATGCCAAAAGTTCATGTTCGCCCTCTTCTGCTTTTCTCACTTCTGCTTTGTAAAGACGAGCAGTTTGACCGCGAGCAGTCCACCAATGGTCAAAAATTACCGTTACGCCTTTTGCCATTGAGGCCATCTGGTCAAGAGCCTCTTTGGTGAACCTGTCGTGGTCGCGATCAAGTCTTGTATCACAACACATAACAGGGAAGATGTACAGTTCTTCAGCCGCAAACTCTCGGCGCGTCATGCTGTTAATGATGGCGAGGTCGCCGTCAGAGACCGACTTAGTGCCTGCGTCCGCAATCCCCTTCAGAGCCATGCTTTTGTGGATGGGTGTCTTCCCCATGGTTTTTCACCCCCTTTCTTGGTGTGTTTGTACGGTCAAAGTATTCTAGGACCCCGGCCTGCCTTGCTTCTTCAGCCGTGTCGATCGTGACGGCCATCTTCCTGCACCGGCAATGTGGGTGTGTATCAAAAACCGTCCGCGGCGAACCGCGTAATGGGAAAATCTTGTTTGCATGCACCCGGCAGACGTCGCAGGCGTCCGGGGCGATGATCCATTTTACAAACTCGATGCCCTGGAGAGCGTATTCTTCTTCGGCAGCTCGGTCGAACATCATGGCTGCTTCCGACCGCCCGAGTCTTCTCCAGTACCAACGTGGGGCGTCCAACTGCTCTCCAAGCTCCCGTTGCAGTGACGTTGCCCACTGCTCAGGATTATCCCCCACAGCCGCGTGCCGCTCCATGATGTCTATGCAGGCATCTCTGATTTCCCCGGCATGAGTGACAACACGGGCCATACCCTCTGACCGTAATGTTCGTGCATACGTCGCCCCAGGGTCATACCTGCTAGTGACAGAGGCGTCGGGGTTAATTTCCCTTCGGATGTCCTCAATCGCCGACTCAAAACCTGCAATAGCTGCCTGCTGGAGAAGAGCGTCATAGATAGAAAGTTGACCGCCGCTACTGGCGATCATTTCTGTCAAAAAATCGTTTATCTCCTCTTCAACAACCGATCTAAGCTCGCTCAAATCAATAGACTTGGCTGATTTATTGGGGGCAAGCCTTTCCTCCATGAACGAAAAAAGACGTTCTCTGATAGACTTCAGCTTACGAATAGCTGCGTTCTCAAACGTCCTTGCGATTCGATCTATTTTCTTCGTATCCCGTTCTTTTTGGGGGAGCCTTTCAGGGTCAATATCACCGTCAGAATCCTTTGTTGCCCGCTTGAAAGTCTTCCCCCCTTGCTTCTTTTTCCGGGCTTCTATCATACTCTGAACAACCTCTGGTTCAATGTACCCCTGCTCCTCAAGGTCTCGTGCAATCATGATGTTTTGCAGGCGCTGCCCCTCAGCACGAGCATTCGTCAACTCTGCATTCGCTATGCCTTCGATATCGGCCAGCGAAACTTCATCCCAAACAATTTCATAATCGAGTGGATACCCACGGAATCGGCACCACCAGTCAACCACATGTGTAATCGCCGGAGTAACCATCTCTCTCCAGTCATCAATTAGCGAGGTCAGAATATCCGCTTGGGTCTTGGACATTGATTCCCGGGAAGACCAAGAAAACCCGAAAACAAAAGGTGGCAGACCGGTTTTGGCCACGATCTGCTCAAGGATGGCGCGAACCGGAACCTCCATCTCCAGCTGTTTCGCATCGGCCCCTACAACCGAAACCTTCACATACGTTCCAAAGAAATCTTGTACCTTACCTGCTCTCGTTTTGGACATGGCTTCGGTCCAGGACTTCTGTGTCTTATCGATAAACTCTTGTGCGTCTTTCGGGTTCACTCCGTCGGGGAAATTGAATTCAAGGCTGTATTTTAAGTCCCCGAAGCGTTCCCAGTTTCGGCCAGTTGCGTAGAAGACGGTCAGAAGAATATCTGCAAGAAACGGCAAACCCGTAAGAAGTCCCTTTCCATATGGATTTTCCGGCTCTGCCTCATACGCGGAGTAAACGATCCAGTCCTGTATGGGGTATGGTACAGGTTCAGGTTCCATTGGCTGATGCTCAGCCAAAATAAACTCCGTAGGATCATCAGTGTTTTTTACTACCACGATTTCCCCGCTGATTGGCAGCAAAGCATAGATATCTGAACGCGATCTGTAAGGCACGATCTCTGCGGCACTAAAGCCGTTCTGTAGAAGCGAATCCACATAGGAAGAAACAAACACGTTAAATCCTTTGCCGACCTTGCCTACCTTCACGCTTTTGGCCCAGTTATCCCATTCCTTTTGCCTTCGAGAGTTTGGTGCCCCAAATTTTATTTTTGGGCTACCGATCAACCGACGAAGGTTTTGAATTCCTACACCGATAATGGGGATGCCATCCCGCATTTGCCGGTAAAGCTTCACCTCTACTTGGTTTGGTACGTATGATCGGAGAGCATCAAATGGGTGAGCTCCACCGCTTCGCGTTTGAACACTGGAGTGATTCTGCCCCTGCCCTCTGTTACTTTTCCGACGCCATGGAAGCCAGTCAAATAATCCCACACCTTCACCTCCTCTCTGTCAAACGAATGATTACAGGCTTTTAATGACAAATGGGCCTCGAACACCCGCACTGAATCTTTCAGCTGCTTCAAGTGCTGTATTGATCCTCTCTTCAGGCGGCTTGCCGTTTGTAGCGTACAATGCTCCATGGGCTATTTGGTCCCCGCATCCTGCAGCAGCAAACCCATCTGCCAGTCGTCCCACCTGATAATCCGAATCAATGTAGAACAACTCCCCACGATACCCTACTAGAAATTTACCGCCGCTTTCCTCCCCGTTATCACTCCGCGCGAAGCCGCCCTCTTTCAGGCACTTTCTTACCTCATCGACAAATGTCGTTACCATGTACTCATCTATCGGTATCCCTGGCATGTGATAGGGTGGCTTGAACTTATAACGCAGCAATTGGCCCATCCTAAAGGATGAGGTAAAACCCATGATGAAATCACCGTTGGTAAAAACCTTTTCGTCTGCACGGATATGCAAGTCATACCCGCCCACACCGGCGCTATCCCCGCCCATGTACACCTTTCCGTCATGTACCAAACCAACAATACAAGTCATCTTTCACAGCTCCTTCAAAATGGAAAAATCCCCGAAAACGGCTGATTTTGGCCGAATTTGAGGATTTCTTGCCAAGGTTACATAATAGCTATTATCGGGACCCAATTTACAAACCACGGGAAGCTGTTCCTGCATCAAGGAATATGAAGCTTTTCTTCACTTCTGCAAAGGCTAAAACGACTGCATCCGCACGGTCTGGCGAGTCCAATCCGCGCTTCTTCATGTCTTCTTTCCTTTCAAGAGCGATTTTCCCACGGCTTGTCATTCGGTACTTCCGTTGCGTAAGCTGCGTGATCAGACGTTCGTCATTCGGCAGCTCGATCTCGTTTGGCCCTCCTTGCAGATGGCCAGAGAAGTTTTCTTGAAGAAGATTTCGAAGCATTGCCCAGCACTCTGTGCCAAGGTTATCATAATGCTCTTCTCCATCCCTGGACGGCCTTGCTCCGTTGTTGACAGGTATGACCTCCCAGTTCGTCAACCCTTCTTCTTGAATGATCTCGTTAAGACGATCGACTACACCGCCTCCTACTCCGGTATCGTCAACTTTAATTCGGACCTGTTGAAGCGAGGGACATTCCCTGAGAAAATCCTTCGCTGTTTTTACGCACCAGCCTGCCGTAACCATCGTGTCTTGCTTGTTATAACAGCGAAGGGGAAACACCTTCATACCAATACGCGGTGCGATGACCGTCTCGTCGTCACCAAAGCGAGCCACGTCAACGCCAAGGTGCAGAGTATCGCCTGTCGGCTCCGCTGTAGCGCCGGCAGCCAGTTCGGCCAGTTCAAGCGCAATGAAGGCGTCGGCTTCCGCCTTCGGAAACTCGCCGTAAACCCGGACGCGTACAACATCAGATTCCGCCCCATACTTGTCGATGAGCATTTGGATATTTTCTTTCGACGTCCGCTTACTGTTCCGGCTGTCGACCTTATGCGTGCGGAAACGGCTCCGGTCCCGGTTATGTGAATCATAAAAAACCCCGCTCGTTCGAGTAGGGTTTCCGCACATCAAAAGCTTATTTTCATCACCTGAAAGAGTACCAAGTATAGCCTCCATAATCGGATCAGCAACCCCGGAAGCCTCGTCCACGATAAACAGCATATAATCCTCGTGGAAGCCTTGCATATTTTCAGGCTTCGTTGCTGTTCGAGCCGTGGCAAACCAGCGTTCCTCATGACCGATCATATAAATCTTCGTCTTGGTCCATTTCAGCAGATTTTTCACCATGGAGCTCTCAAGCCATTTGGCGATCTCTGCCCAAAGCACATCATGAAGCTGTTGCCGGGTCGGTGCTGTACAGATTACCTTGGGATTAGGCCGGCAGCAAAGGAACCATATCACGAGGGCTGCTTCAAAGGCTGTTTTACCAACGCCCTGACCGGAACGAATACTTACCCGCGGGTAGGCAGCCACATCAGCCATAGCCTCCCGCTGCCAATCGTCCGGGTCAAAGCCAAGCATATCCTCCGCAAATGCGACCGGATCATCCCAGTAAATATCAAGGAGAGAAATCAGGTCAGCGACAACATTATATGGTTTACTCATCGGCCCTCACCTTACGTCTACGCTCTGCAATTTCTTTCAAGGAATCAGTCCAACTTTGTGTTGCTCCGGCACCGCCTTGGAGTTTTTGTAGTTCAATCTTCATGATTTCGATGCGTACCTCTTTTTCCTCGTCAATCATTTCCATGCGGTATTTCAAGTCTACCCATTTCGCCTTTTTGTCCTGAACACGGGTCAGGGCCTCTTCAATTCGCAGGATATCCTCGATTGCCCGAGTCTCTGTCTCCTCCAGCTCAGTAATCACAAGCTCGTACCGTTCTCGATTAAAGACAGTTGTTTTTCCTGTTTTCTCGTCATGGACAGCGATTGGATCCTTGATTGCCTTACGTTCCTGCAGTACACGCCTTCCCTTTTCGGTTAGGCCACTTGCTAACCGCTGGATACGGAGTAACATACGGCGCTCCCGGAGCGATAGCATCCTGATTGTTTCGTCTGCCTGATAGATCGGGTCAGTGTCAATCTGCTCATAGAGTTGACGCTCATCATCGTCCAAAGCGTCCAGCCATATAGTTTCATATTCTCCCGTTTTAAGAGCCTTTTTATTTCGAGGCGGACCACCATTCCCACCCCGGTTCCCGACAGAGTTTTTGTTCCCTTTCGGAGCACCATGTCCGGCAGCATTTTTGTTTCCCAATGGAGGGCCCGCCCTCTTCTTCTTGGATGCATCCTTTTGGGAATGGGATGCATCTGTTGAGTTTTCGGATGCATCCTTACTCCAGCCTTGTCGTTGCTTTCGACTCTTGATCGTTGGGTATTTGATTCCGTACTTCTCTGCCAAGTCTGACAAGGAGATCGGCGTCGTTTCGTACTCGCGTCTGATCTCGTCCCAATTGATTGCCACTACATGATCACCACCACCTGATTGTTTGTGTTGGTTTTTACAACTCACACCTTTGCAACTCTATATCAAGCTCGATAAGCTTCTTCAACGTTTCCCAGCACGTCATATCCCGCTAGTTTGTACCCCATCGTCGATCCTCCACCGCATGAAAAGCATGAAAACACTTTTCGCCCGTTCTTTGGAACGTGCGCTAAATCTGCCAAGCTCCAATCCCATTCACGCTTCATCTTCTACATGCCCTTCCTCAAGGGGAATCGGATCTTTAGGGTTGAAGACGAAACCGCACCGCGGGCACTGACACTCGAATTTATCCTCTGCAAAGTCGGCCAAATCCAGCTCCTTATTGGTAAACTCCGCATCAGCATCGCTCTTGAAAGTAAATTGCTCAATCAATTTGCTTGCTTCCCCCACGTCAAAGCCGGTCAGTGCAATATCCAGCTCTCCCTGCAGTTCCTCCAATACCTGGGCAAGCTTTTCCTCATCCCAGTCACCTCTGATTTTGTTCAGAGCAAGATTGAGCGCCTTCTCCTTAGTCTCGTCCAGGTTGACGACAGAAACTTCGATCTCGGTAGCTCCCCGCTCATTGACAAGGATTTTAAACCGCTGATGACCGCCTACAAGATTCCCGGTTTGTTCGTTCCAAACGATCGGCTCCACATACCCAAAGTCTTCGATGGAACGTTTCAGTTTTTCATATTCCGGGTCGCCCGGCTGCAGGTCAATCCTTGGATTGTACGGGTTCAGGTTGATCATCGAAACAGGTATTTTTCGTAAGTCCAAGATGGTTTCTCTCCTTCGTGGCGATAGATATAAGAATAAAGAATATTGCCAGCCCTAAAATCGCTGTAAGCCTTGATACAGTTGGGCTGGAGGAACTTTTTTTAGCGCTACGAAACGACTACTATTCCGACGGAAAAGTATACGTTTTGTATCACCGCCAAATACAACGGTCGTGCTTAGAGCGACAAGGCTTTAAGCCCTGTCGGCTTCTGGCGACCCCCTATTCGGAATTCGGGTCCTCCCCGGCCTCCGTGATCTCCCATTTAAAGAGTTGCAGGAGCGATGTTTCTGCTGACTTGCCGTTGAGTGAATATAGTGGATTGATCGCTAGCGCTGTCCTGCCGTCGACCTCCACTCGCCGAAGAATTCGTTCCGCGATGAAAGCCTTCACAATCTTTCTTGCCTGCGGATAAGAACAGTCAGCCACCTTGGCAAGGTCCTTGACCGTAAGCGGTACACCTTTGTGGCCACGCTCGTTATCGCCCTCAAGGAGATTAGTTCCCTCGCTGGCATACGGCGCGATCTTCAACAAAAAACCAGCCTCAGCGAGTGACAGCTTTCTGAGCCGTCGCTTTGCCTTCTGGCTGGCTTTGATCTTCACGAATTTTGAGCTGCGGCCGGCGGGACGGAAAACCTTCACGATCTCGTCTGGCCGCCGAAGTATCTGCTCCTCATAAAAAACTTCGCCGGTGTCAGGATCAACAAACTGACGCACTACATTTCACCCACCCCCCAAGCAAGGACGAAGAAAGAACCATTATTCAAAAAGAGCATCGGCCCGGAAATAGTTGCCTTCTTCATCTCGTTCGGGGAACCCTTGCGTTGTGGCGTACCTCAGTCTTAATTTCGTATCGCAATTGTGACACTTACAGTAATCGTTGCTTTCTCTCATAAAACGGCGTCCAGTTTGCTGACATGCTGGACATTCGTAGGCTGTTTGATAGTGTGGAATTCCATCATACACTCGGATGCCTTGCTCATCTTGGTTCTGGGGTTGTCCAATAACTGCCCGAAGTTTCTCCCCAAGATTCTGCGTCAAAGTCCTATCAGCGTTTACGTATGGAAGTTGGCGTGGGCGGGAAAGAATCGGCCCTTTATCGACACTCTTAATACTGCTCTCTGTTTGCCTGTGCAACGCCTCTGTCGGTTGCTCTGATCTGCCGCTTACAACTTCGTGTATCTTCTCTTCTTCAGGCACTTTGCTTACCTTGGTTTCATCCACAGGGCTGCCCAAAACTTGAAATACTCCACTGATTACCGACATCACATGCTGCGAGTCAGCATTTGCAATTGTCAATTCAGCAGTCCCGCCCTGGCCATTGTTAATTTTCAAGCCAACAGACGCGTTGTTCATGATTCGTCACCCTTCCAGTTTATTTAGGGGCACCGCCCACTAAGCAGGGAGCGAGTGGCCTGAGCCTTGTCTCGCGTTTCGTTTGTTGGCTTTCACCGGATCATCCCTGCTGACTAGGCGCTGCTACTTCTTGTCTTTCTCCCGCACGCAGGTAGGACGCAAGCAATGCAGTTTGTTCCCCTGGACACTGGCCCACACACAACCGTGACATGGATGATCGGGCCGGAGCCTGATAATCGGCAGAGAAGACATTCTTCTTTCATATCTGCGCACGATCATTTCCTCCAACATAAGAAAACCACTCATGCTTGAAGTGGTCTTTCATCAGTTATGAATCCGGTTTTTCAAGGCTCCCGAGAGGTTGACCAAGCCTTGTTAAACCGGTGTATGGTTCAACAACAGCGGAAGACGGTTTTAGCCTTCCATCCCCCGCCACGACCGCCGCAAGACTAGCGCGTTCAGACTCAGAATGTTCCTCTCGGTAGGCTAACATTCCTCAACATCCATAGGTCGCTCGGGTACGCCATTGATAAGGGATAGACGGTTTCTCCCAAGAGCTCTGGTTCCCTGCTCTTAATTCAAGGTTACCGATCCCGTATGGAAAAAACGTCCATGATTTTGTCCGTGATTTTGTCCCTATTTTTGTCCTGCTTTTTGTCGGGTTTTTGTCGGGAAAATAAGAAACGGCACTCAAATGATGCGGAGTGCCGTCGCGATTTGAAATATTGCTTCCCTCTTTTTAATGTAATACTGATCCTTTGTCAGCCCTAAGTCCAGGTATACGTTGATGTCATTTACTCTGACCGGACTGAGGTACTTTTCTTCTATGATTTTTCTCTCTGTTTCATCCAGTGAATACTGTAAAGCCCGCTCGATCTGCCTTGCTTTCAATTCGTTTTTTGTCTCTGAATGCTGTAGCCGTGGAAAGAGCTGATCAATTCCCTCTTCCGCTTGCTCTTGTTTATTTTGAACAGCGACTCGGAGGGCTTTGTACTTTTTCAACTCCTTGATTACCGCTTTGCGGACCTCTCTTTCATTCACTGGCTGCAGAAATGATAATTGTTCTTGTGCGCTCATCTTTCGTACCCCCTCGCGGTTTGCCATGGTATAATGTGGTTGTCCGAACACACATTCGCTCCCGGCAGGGGGCTATTTTTTATTCTTCGAAAAGGCTAATAACTTCATCGATCCTGGCATTCGGGAATGGACCATAGATTTTTTCTCCAATGACAACTACAAATTGCTCCTCTGTTTTTACAATTCCCCCGACGCTTTGGATCATTGCCACGTCCATTTCGTTCACTCCTGAAATATTTTGTTAAACCCTGTGCCACTCCAAAACCTCCAAAACATCTGGTAGGACTTTCCACCCAACATGTCGAAACTCACTCTTACAAGACCGCGAATATTGTCCTATTCGGTCTTATCATGAGAATTGGGAGTTGAGGATGTGGATACCATTGTTAAAGCGAAAGTGTCACTTACATCATTCATTGACTTCATGATTACTCCAGATGCACAAAAGGTCAGGAAGGTTAGAGAGATTAAAAACTTCCAATACACGAGAGGTAGAGATTACTGGCTTTCACTTAGAGAATGTCTTATTGACGTGCATTCCAGTGGGGACATCTCCTTGCTTGATGATTTGCTGAAGAATACCCCGAAAAACCGATACAACAACTACAAAACTGCAATAAAGGGGTATCACAAATTTTTCAAGGGTATCAAGGAATTAGATTGGTTTGATCCCCCTAAAGGAGCCTGGTCTTTCGATAATTTTGCCTGCTCCGTAAACCCGGAGCTTGGACTTTATATCAACGGAATCCCTCATTTAGTGAAACTCTACTTCAAAGAGGACACTACTTCTGCTGAAATTATCCTCCATAAAGCCCGGGTTAGTACGATCGGCTATCTTATGGACGAAGCTTTACGAGAGCGCTGCCCTTCCGGCACAAGAATGGCTGTTCTTAATGTCAAGAAGGGCCAGCTAATCATCCCAGAGGTTGCTGGACAGGATACCTGGATTGCATTAAAGGCTTCTGTACGGCACTTCATGGATATCTGGGATGAAGTTTAATCCTCTGTGGCGGTGCCTTCGTTTTGGGCTGCCGCCCACTTTTCCCCGAACACTTTTGGCTCCATCTCAGCTGCATGTTTAAGGCATACATGAAATAGCATGTCATCACCATTCTCAATATAACCAGTAGCGTATTCAGTTGCCTTTTCTGCACAACCAACATACCTGCATTTCATCACAGTATTTTCTATTGTCATGCTTTCCCACCTCACCACAATTTCTCTTTTGTTAAGTACGATCCCTAAATTTATGGAGCAAGGTAGCGATCACTATCGAGATGAGGACCAAAACGGCGAACCCTACTCCGATTGCCCCGATTACAATCTCCCCGGGATATCCAGTAAAGTGTGACACTAGGCTAGCAATGATGGAAAGTACGACTGTTGCAAGTGCATTCTCCCAAGTGAAGACTTCCTTCCACGCGAATACCGCTGATCGCCAGATGTTCTTCATGCCGTAACCTCGATCCCCCTTGCTTTGAGGAAGCCGATACTGACAGCATGTGGAGCGCTCTTGCTCACTACATTGTCAGCCCATCGCTTGCCCCAAACGGCAGCGTAACCGTGTTCCCGTGTCAAGATGTCGATATTAATTCCCTGCTTCCGTGCTTCCTCCACCAGCACGCCCATTCCTTCCCAAGTGGTGGAGAACTTCGGCAGCTCTCCCTTATATATCGCGTTGTGCGACCATGTTTCGTGCCTCTCGGAAAATACCCATCCAAGAGTTTCCGCTACCAGCACATCCAACTCACCTGGTTCCCACTCACGTCCTGCTTGCATCCCGTTCCCCTCCTTCATCATCATCGCCAAAAACCGCTTCAACTTTGGTGTTCAGCAACATCTGAACTTTCCGTCTGCTTGTGAAGTCCATCTTTTCGTAATCAACATCGAAGGAGTACCCGCTGAAGATGATTTGATTTGCGACCGGAAGAATGGTCACCTTGTCCACCATGATGACAGCATCGCTATTCGGGTCCTCGATTAAAAAGCGTTGGTCTTCATTCAGGCTTACCTCTACCTCACTCAT